AAAATTAGCATCGAAAGCGCGCTTTGAACAACCTCGGCGCCTTGTTCCTTTTTGATTAACACGATGCTTTTGAGGTCTTCACGTTGGAGTATTTGCACGAGTGAAGATGGCGAATTGTTCGGCCCTGAATCGTTCCAGCTCAGTTTGTCGAGCTTCTCTAGTTGATTGTTTTGCATTTTGATTTGTGTTTTGATTTTCAAATTTAGGACTTTTTTGCATCCATTTTCGGGCGGACGCTTGCCACGATTTCATTTTAACACTTCCAACGAGCCAGCCCTTGGATTCGTAATAGTTAAAAAATTGCGACGCCTCGGAATTTATTTTTTGATCGCTCCATTCCAAGTGTTTTGAACTAACCTCCATACCCATAAAATTGTAAACCTCGTTTTCACTTGGGGGTGTAAACACCTCTCGTTTATGGTTTATGGTTTGTGGTTTATTGTTTATAGGTTTATGAATGTCGCAGTTGCTTTGTACTGTGCTTTGACTTTGCTTTATCAAGTGCTTCATTAGTGCTTTGTCAAGTGCTTTGTTAGTTGCTTTGTCAAATTTTGATAGGGCAACTATATTGCATTGATGCTGGTTCACCGCCTTTTTTACCACCTTAACGAATTGCCATTCAATTAAATCGTCGAGGCATTTGCGGTAGGTATTATAACTTTTGCAACCGATACCTTGCATGCATTCGCTGGCTGTTATTTGGAATACGTCAACCCAACCTAATCGGTTATTTATTTCGACTAGCCATAAATAAAGAATGCCATGCGAAGCGGTTACTCGTTCGGGATTTTCAAAAGCGAAATCGAACCAAGAACGGGAATATGAATAGCCATTTTTAGACATAAAGCAAAAACCCATCCCGCACATAACGGAGCACCCGCGGACGAAAGTCCTATGGCGTTACGGCGGAATGGATATTTAAGTTCTTTTTCATTACGGGTGCTCAGAACAAATATACTAAAACCTAATTAGCAGCGCATCCAAGTTTTTAACAACTCTTGCTTTTTATCTTCGGCGCGTTCAATCGCCTGGCAAGCGAGCTCCATGTCTTCAGGATTCGCCTCGATAACCCACCAAAATAAGATTCGGTTTTCAGGTTGACGCGGGTCGAAGCTCGCGAATATCCAGCGCTCCATTTTGAACACTAACATATTGAATTGAACTTGCCAATAGTATTGAGGGTTAACCGCTTTTAAGTCCTCAGCGTTGCGGATTGTGCTATGGTAGTAGTGATTTATCGAATTGTACGGGCACTTAATCTCAACACCTATTGTGCAACCTTCAAAGTCCATAAAAGCGTCGGGACTCGCGCCTGAATAATCGTTAAACATACGGAATCCAGGACGCAAATTCACGCGATCTAACGGACATTCGATAGCTTCGGCGAGTTTCAATAGGGCCGTTTCTTCCCATTCGTTACCCCAATCGGTATACTTGCTAGATATTTCGTCGGACGGTTGCCCCGTCGCGCATTCCATAACGCGGGAAATAACGTAATTTAGGGCGGTTTGGCTGAGTTCTCCAGCGTCTTTTGATGCCTTGGAACGAGGCGAGGTCATTAAATCACCTAATCGTGAGGCGGTAAACTTGCCCAGGCGTATTTTATCCCAAGCAAGATTGTTTTTAGCGTGTTCTAAAAGTTCTGATGCGTAGCTCATTCGCGGGAATTTAATAGGTTATTGATATGCTGCTTTTGTTCGTCGCTGACTTGGGTTCCCAAAATATCGAGCGCGTTGCGAATATCGAACTCCGAAACGCCATTTGCGATATCCGATTCGATTTTTAACATAGTTGCAGCTGGAAGCTCGGGAGCAATTCGGAACGGGCGGTAAACGTCTTGGCGTTTGCGGTTAATATCACGCCCAAAGATTTTACCCAATGATTGCGCTGCGTTCTTTAGACATTCGGCCTTTAACTTCGGGAAAGCTAAGTCGAGCGCGTTCGGTTTTTTGTTCATGGGGTTAATCGCCCATTGATTGCGCTCTTGCCCGTCGACGCCTTGCGGTACTTTGTCGACCATGATAACAACGGAGGCCGCGCCTATGCGAGTAATCTTTTGTCCGTTGACGGGGTGAATCACTTCGAGCGTTAGCGATCCCTGAACTTCGTTCGCGATTGCTGACCAAGTGAAGTTGCACGTTGACCATTGCCCAAAAAAGAGCTCGTCTAGCGTCATCTCTATATGACTAATTGTTACGGTTTTCGCTCGGTTGTCTGGAGTTGGTTCGAGCGATTCAGGCGCTGGCTCGGAATTGAGCCGCGCCGTAAAGCGTTGGAGTTGTTCTAGTTGTTCCATTTTAATTGATTGTGTTTTGGCAAATGTAATTAAGAATAAAAGAAATCCTCGTTTTCGATAACGCCGCCGCCGTCGCAGTTCTCGCACTTAACGTCGCGGGTGCAACCGCCGCAGCAATCGGACATTGAACGTCCGCACGAAATCATTTCGTAAACTACACCGTTGCCGCCGCATTCGGGGCACATGATATATTGCTCGGGCTTCATAGTAGTTGATCTAAGTTGTTTAGGGCGTTTCTCAATGCGTTCTTAAAGTCGGCCTCGGTTATTTCCTCTTTCATGGCTACGAGCTGGCTGCCGATATTATAGTTGAACTTAATAACCGAACCGTCATTGTAAACCTTAATCAAGGTATTTTCTTCTGTTATCATCATGACCGTATTGGTATCACGGAAATAAAACGGGGTTTGGATTGTTACCTCTTCGGTAGCGGTTGTTTTGTTGTAAGTAAACATTTGATTATTGTTTTAAGGGTTAAAAATAAATGCAAAGGATTGTGATAAACACGGCTAAGATTAGCAAGTCAATCGCATCAGTTTTTGAGTTTTTCATGGCTAAGATTATTTGGTAGTTACTTGGAACGTTAAACAATTAGGATAAAATAATTGAATGTCGCTCGTCGCTTGCATAAACATTGCATCGGTTAACTCAGGCGCTACAAAAGTGATGATAGGTGCAACTGGGTTGTTTTTGCTGTTGAAGCCTTGGATTGTGAAAGTTTTCATTTGACTATTGTTTTGTTGTTTTGTGGGACAAATATATGTTGCAAATCTGATACAGCAAAAATAATTTTGTGGAATACTGTGAATAACCGCAAGAAATCCAATAAACACGGGCCTTTCGTTGTGAATAACTAAGCGTAAGCGTAACGCCCGTAATTCGGATATAGCTCGAAATAACAGCGCATCATTATCATATCCGCAAAGTCGGGGCTTATTCCGTGCATACGGTTTAACTCTTCTTTGCTGGTGACGGATAACTTGCCATCGGCTTCAGGACGGCGGCGGCGAATCATATCCAGCTCTTTAACAATCGTATCTCGGTAATTTTCAGGAAAAGAAACCTTGCCTTTTTCGATTAGTTCGGCGAGCTTGAAATAACACTCCGCTTTTAAGTTGGTGTAGGTTTCGGGATGCTTTGCCCGCGATCCATTTTGAAACCCTCGGCAAGCAACCAAGTCAACCGCGCCGCCTCCGATTCCATCCTCGTCTAAAATGACATTCCCGAGCTTTACGCCTTTAGCCGAAATCATGGCTTTAATCACAGCAACGGTTTCCGTGATTTTAGATTTCCTGAGTTCTTTTATTTCGATAAGTTCAAACCCTCGCCAAAGGCCGATAACGGTTCTATCTTTTCCAAGGCGGGCAATGTCCCCCGTGATGAAGTATTCACCATCTAAACGCCCAATTTGAAAACAGCGCAAAAGGTCGGTATAGTTGAACAGTTGGTCAATACTTTCGTCAAAGTCCCAGTCGCCCTCCATTAAACGTTTCCTATCAACCTCGTTCATTGTGCGGAGAATGTCCAAATAGGACTCGGGCAAGTGTGGGTTATCCCCTGGAAGCGCGGGAATAAATCGGTAACGCGGATTCAAGGCGCCATTTCGCCATGGATCATATATGTCGTTGTAAAGCCACCCTTTTGTCGGGTTGCACGTCATCAATAATTTAGGCGCTAAGTTGTATTCCTTTAACTTGTAACGCATTCTCGAGCGCACAATATCAACGGCCTTTTTAGTTACTTGGGCCACCTCTTCTATAATAGCGTCGGAAATTTCTAACCCGCCTAGGGAATCGAAATTCGGGTCGGAAGGATAGGCGAACAAGTCCTTTAAGATGAGCTCCGAGCCGTTCCAAAATGTAATTATATTACTTTGTCC